AAGCAGCAGTACGACGAGTATGTAAATTACTATATGCCCGTTGAAACCATTTTGGGCGACAAGCTAGAAAAGCCGTTAAGCGAAACGGCGCTGGGTGTGGTTTTGTCTTTGCCAAAAGTTAAAAAGGACGCAGGCAAAATTGATGCTCCCGTTGCAGACGGCACAAAAGTTGGTTTGCGTATGGACATCCCTGCTCTTGTCGAGTCTCGTAAAGTTGGCATGAATGGAAGTGTTGTTTCTATTCACGAAGGAAAGCCAGCAACCAACGCATCGCCCGGTAAGAACATCAGCTACAAGTCTGCTGGTGCTTTGAAGAACGCTGTGTTTGCCATTCGGTCTGAAGAAAAGGCTTTCAACATTGCTCAAGCGTTAGAGGGCAAGGTTGGTCAGAAGTCTCCGCAGCAGACCATTGAAGGTACTTGGGTCAACATGACCCCAGAAGAAATCTATAAACAGGTTCAAGATAAGCTGAACGATCCTGAGTGGTCGCAAGTTAGTCTTGACCCGCTGCGTCATTCGTTCTTCTACGATAGATCAAATACCAAGCCTGTTGTGTCTGCCGATGAGGTCTTACAAGTAGGCCGCTTTGTCTTGGCCAAGAACGTCAAGTATGGCAAGAGAGAAGAGTTTCTCTACGAAGATGTTGGTAAAGACAAAGCCACGCAAAATTTTGAAAAATGGTTTGGTAACAGCAAGGTTGTTGATGAGGATGGCAATCCACTTGTGGTGTACCACGGCAGCAAACGCGATTTTGATACGTTTGAGTTTTACAAAAAACCTATTTCTAATTTGAGAGAAGAGCCTAGCAAACTCAAAGGTTGGATGGATATTGTCGGTACAGACATTGATGATAAGTCTGAATTTAATGTAGCAAAAGTTTACAAGATTGACGATAGCAAATCACTCATTCAAACACATGAAGGCATGGAGATTATTGATACCAAAAAACAATCTCCAGTCAAATATATTGATGCCAAATATAATAAACCAAAGGCTGTTTCTGAAAGAGTTGCCCTTGGACATCGTGCGTTTTTCTTCGCAGAAGATCCTGCATATACTGGTTATTACAGTATTTGGGGTCGCGAAGACAATTACGATAACCCTGTAACCTACCCTGTTTATTTAAGGATTCAAAATCCAATTGTGCCAAAAGATTGGAGTGTGTTTGAACCCTTTTACCAAAAGGCAACTGGGGGAGGAAAAGCTTTAGATGACATCAAAAAAGCGTTTTTTAACCAACGCTGGGAAGCAATGGAAATGTATCCCGGATTGATTGATTACGCCAAATCCAAAGGATATGATGGGTATCAGCTTATAGAAGGCGGAGCTTCTACTTTTGGTTTTACCCCAATGACCGAAAAAGCTCCGGGCGGAAAAATTACTTGGGCTGTGTTTGAGCCAAATCAAATCAAATCCGCAATTGGCAATAATGGTGATTACAGCCTAGAAAAAGAAGAAATTAATGAAGAAAACATAGGCGACAAATTAAAAGCCAAGGCCACCACCAAGCTTCAGAAGCGTCAGCCTTTGGATCCAAAAGACTTTGACGGCGTGTCGCCTGACTTCTTAGAAAAAGCTAATCCAATCTTTGTGCCTCAGCACAAGACAATCATTCAGCGCCTTGAGGAGATGAAAGACCGCTTCTGGCAGCGCCTTGCCCAAGGTATTGCTGACCAGTTCCGCACCATCAAAGAGTACAGCGAAGACGCTTATATGCTTGCGCGTATGTCCAAGACTGTGGACGGTGCATTGGAAGGTCTGATGTTCTTCGGTCAGGTGTTCAATGACGGCGGCGCATTGAATATTAAAGCTGGAACCAAGGGTTTGATTGAGGTATTGAAGCCGCTGGGCAATGAAGTCAGCCGTTATCAGATGTGGATTGCCCTGAACCGAGAGGCAGAGTTACCACCAAACAAGAGATCCCAGATTGAGAACTTGGATGATTTGGTTGCTCGCAGAGATGAGCTTATCAATGGCGAGATAGACGGCAAGCCACGGGAGCAGGTTTATAAAGCTGTTCGCACAGAGATGAACAAGCTGAACCGCTCGGTGCTGAAGGTTGCACTGGACGCTGGTCTGATTGACTCTACGGCCAATGCCATCGACAGATTGAATGCTCGCATCCAAGGTGTTCTGAACAACGAAAAGATGTCTGATGCCAAAAAGGAAGATGAGATTGCTGATCTTGAGGCGCAGATAGAAGAGTTGAATCAAAACCCAATTGGCTATGAACGCTTTGTTGCCGACATCAACTACATCCCCTTCTATCGTGAGATGGAAGATGGTGACGTTTCCAAGGTGATGACTGCTACTGGCCTGTCAAACCAGCACTTCTCCAAGGCTTTGGAAGGCGGCGTAAGTCCATTTGCTGACCTGATGGAAAACACTCTGCGTAACTGGAGTCACATCCTGTCCGCGTCCATGAAGAATCAAGCCGCTGCTGCCACGCTGACCGCTGCTGAAGGCATGGGCGGTGCAGAGCCAAACCTGAAAGTGCCGTACTACATGATTGACGGCAAGGTTCACACCCGCGCTAACGATGAGATGGTAGGGGACGGCTCTGTTAAATCATGGATGACCACTGCTGGCAAAGGCACTGTTAAGGCAATGGTTGAGGGTCAGCCTGTTCACTACAACGTGCTGGATCCTTTGCTGCTTGATTCCATTGCTTCCATTGGTTATATGGGGCCGAAGTCTAAGTTCTTGGATGTGGCAAGAGACTTTAAAAACATTCTTCAGTTTGGTGTGACCATCTCTCCAGCGTTCAAGGTGAACAACTTGATCCGCGACTCGGTTCAAGCTATGGCCGTCAGTGACTTGAAAAAGAATCCATTTGCCAACGTGGTAAAAGGCTGGATTTTGAGCGACCAAAACAATCCTGCCCATATGTCTGCCTTGGCTGGTGGTGCGCTGTTTAACTTTGGCTCAATCGTTGAGGGCGACCAAGCTGCTTTGATTAAACGTCTGGTGAAGATGGGCGTGAAAGATGAGCATATCCTCGACACCCCAGCCAAGATTAAGACTCAGCTTAAAAAGGCATGGGACAAGTATCAAGAGTTTGGCAACAAGTCTGAAGCGGCCAACCGCATGGCGCTGTATCAGCAACTGAAAGACAAGGGCTACAACCATCTTGAAGCTTCTTTCTATGCCAGAGACTTGCTGGACTTCTCTATGCAGGGATCATGGCCTGCCTTCCGCTTGCTAACTCAGGTCATTCCCTTCTTGAATGCCCGTGTACAGGGTCTGTACAAGCTGGGCAGAGATGGTATTAACCCTACTGTGCGGGTGTTCTACAACTCCATCACAGGCAAGCCGATTGAGCAGACTGACAAGCAGAAGGCTCAGTCCTTTGGAGTCGTTACCATGGCAGTTTGCCTTGCATCCTTGGCCTTGTACTCTGCATTCAAAGATGATGAAGAGTACAAGAAGCGGGATGACTGGGATCGGGATAACTTCTGGTGGTTCAAGCTGCCCGGTATGGACTACGCCCTGCGGATTCCCAAGCCATTTGAGATTGGTGCGTTTGGAACTATTGCCGAGCGCACAGCAGAACAGATCTTTGACCAAGGCGCAGAAGGTAAGCAGTTTGAGAAATCATTGAAGAACATGATTACCAACACCTTTGCGGTGAACCTGCCTCAGTTTGTGAAGCCTCTGGTGGATCTGTATGCCAACAAAGATTCCTTCTCTGGTGCGCCTATTGAGTCTGCTGGCATGGAAAGACTGTCCAAGCAAGAACGTGCTACGGACACTACCAGTCCCTTGGCTATTGCCTTGGGCGGATTGTCAAGTGTTGCTTTGCCGGGAGAGGGTATGTCTCCTGTTCAGATGGACTACGCCATTAAAGCCTACTTTGGCTGGCTGGGCGCAACGATTGCACAGACATCGCACTATGCCGTCATGCCGTTTAAGAGTGGCGCATATCCCGATACCAAGTGGATAGACAAGGTGGGCGTAGGACTTATCAAGTCGCTGCCTGCCAACCAGTCTAAGTACGCTACTGCTTTCTACGAGAGCAACAAAGAGATCAGTCAGGCGTATGCTGATATGCGGCACTACGCTGAGATTGGCGACTCTGAGAAGGTCTTAAAGATCTTGGAAGAGAAGAAGGACAAGATTCAACTGAACCAGTTCTACGACAAGACTGCCAAGAACATGGCTAAGGTCAGGCTACAGATTCGGGTCATTATGAATGACACCACGATGAGTGGCGCAGCCAAGCGGGAGGAGATTGACCGCTTGAAAGAGATCATCTCCATGCTGGCAAAGCAGGCAGAAGAAGCCCGCAAGTCAATGAAGAAATAGTGGAAACGTTTCCACTAGTCGCCGCAAAAGCAGGACAAGCCTTCCTCGTTGGGGTCAAAAAGGTTTGTCTGCGCTTCTGAATAGGTGAGCATAGACGCATATCCCGGCCTGTCTGTTCGAAACTTGTCGCCGTCCTTAATCTTCGGGGCATCAATGGATGATTCCATTTTTGCCCACCAAGTAGCCCTGCTTGGTTTTTCTGCAATTAGCGAGAAGATTTGTGATGCGCCTTTGAGAAAGCATAGGTCGCAATTACCGTGATAGGTAATGCCGTTAATGTTTGGCAAGCCCAAATCAAACGGCTGCTCGCGCCAGAACTTGCCTACATCTTCTTTGGTTATCCCATCCTGAGCAAGCGGCATATATCTTGTCACGCCTTTTCTTCCGTCAGATGGATTAGCTCTTATCTTTGCCACCCGCCGCTGTTCATCCGCCCTGATGCCAATCAGGTTATCCCACTCAGTCCATCCATTTGCTTTTAGGTAGCGCTCAAAAGTCAAAATCTTAAGATCGACAGTGCAAAATCTAGCTATTGGGTTAGGCAAATAATTCTTCTTCTTAATTAGTGCCTCAAATGGCTCCCCATTTCTGCTGGCTGTTTCATATGTCACCACCTCGTAGGTTGGGTCGGCATCACGGTATTCCAGCCAAGTGATAGGCACATTCCAATGAGTTTCGCAATCATGGACAAACTTCAGTGTGGCCTCATCCTCTTTGCCTGTATTGGCAAACATGACCACGGCTTCTTCGGGCAATCCATTGTTCTCTTGCAGCACACGCCACAGTAAATAGGCTGATGTTCTCCCTCCGCTGAATGAAATACAGGTTGGCACATCTATCTTGTATGGATTCATAAGGAGTCCAAAAGCCTTTCGATGGTAACGTTTAGAGCATCTAGCTCGTCCATTTTCTTGATCTTCCACATACGCTTTTGGCCGTGCCAGCCCATCATTGAACCCTGATGGCAGTCTTTGCACAAGGCCACCACGCAGAACTGAAGTGACTGCTCTATGTGGTGCGCGTCAGAGGGGCCGGGCGTATCACAGACAGAGCAAGCCAACAGCTTGACCCTGCCTATGTGCGCCCTCTGTTTGGCCGTGAGGTTATTGTTCAACTTTACGCATCTCTTTAAACACCCACACCATCGTCTTGTTTAAGTTTTCAATGATTTGCTCATTCAACTCATACACACCATCGTAATCCTTATGAAGAAGCTTGTCTTCCATAGACTTCAAGCTCTTCTCCACCTTCAATAAGTAATTAGCCCAGTCGTCTAAGTCGCTCATTTCTTTCCCTCATCATGTCTTCTGCCATGTCATAGGCGGTTTTTGAAAAGTCAGGCATGGTCATACCTGTCTCGCTAATCAGGGACTGCATCACCTTGGCGGCAAAGTAGTCCAACAACGTCATACCTTCATCGTATCCATTGGATACAGGAGCCATTTGTTGCCAGTTGTTTGTTGGAAACGCACTTTTCATAATCGCTTCTCCCTTTCCTTCATCATCAGTTCGGCGCGGTCAAATGCCATTGATACTGCTGCCGTGTTGGATGCCTCTGAGCCAATGCCCATCAGGGCAAAGGAGGCGTACCAGTCCAGCATTGTGATTTCTTGGATGGACACAGGTTCTGATTTGGTAACCAAAACCTCTATGCCTTCAGGCTTTTTTCTTGCCATCTTTGCCCCCTACCGATTGGTTGAGAATCATCGCTTCCACCTGTCGAGACAAGATGTCAGCAATAGATTCGCCGCCAACCGAAATGCTGCTGGCGCTCTCGTTCTCTTTGATGACAGAGACTGCATCGCGCAGACCTTTGTTGTAGCCGCCATTGAATACGTCATCGCCTTCTACGATCAAGGTGATAGCGTCACGCACCAAAGCCGTAGCCTTGCGCTGACCTGCTGCCGCCTTAAGCTTTAGGTAGATGTCTTCTCTCAGATGAACTGAGTAGGGTACTAGCCGTTTCGCTTCCATGCTTTGAATTCCTCGTTAATGTTTAATAAAAGTTGTGATGCTTCTGGATTTGTCTTGAGTTCAGTGCGGGAGATCACACCAAGCTCAGAACGTAACCAGTCTGTTGCCGCCTTTGTGGTGGCCTCGGAAATAAATCCAAGGGCAACCAGCCAGTCGTGAAACCTTGTGTCGTTGCATAAGATTCCTGCAAGCTGGACTACATCGCGGGGCAGGTCATGATCCCTGTTCATTGGCTTTTCTTCGCCATTCATGCGAACCATGACTACCTGATACCGAAGCCCAACAAAATCCCGAAGGATCTCGTCAGGCACTTCGTCTGGATGGATAGAAAGGGTAAGGATATACCCTGTCTTATCCTGTTTCATTGCGACCTTTACGGCCTCAAATTGACTGGTCTTCATGGTCAGAAAGGCACGTCCTGATCGTCAATTACGTCAGGCTGTTTGGGTGCTGGTTTGGCTGCGGGGACATAGGGGTTGTCCTTTGGCTTGGGCTTGTAGTTATTCCAAGACATACGGAGCCATTCTCCGTATTGGCCTGTCATCTTCCATGCGCCCAGCTTAATTACGATGTCGTCCAAGTCATGCTCTTCCAGTAACTGCTTGAGAGCAGAACGCTCCATCGTCAGTTCGCCCACCATGTCAGGCTTGTTGGGTGCGTCTTTGTATTTGTTTGCGGAAAGCTTTCCACTGTTTGGGTACTGTGCCATTTCATTGCTCCTTAAAACGCTCTTTGTAGACTTTGAATGCCGCCAGCGTAGCGGTGTACTGTGCTTCGTCAACTTCTTTCAGCTTGTCGAAGATGTTGCGGTTGACCTTAAAGATGTTGGTTACATCGCTCTCGGACTGAGCAAAGGTAAGTTGGATGTTGGCTGCTTCCATTACTGCGGTCACCCACTCTTCTGGCGAACAATCTTGTTCTGAGGCAATCTTGATTTGCCAAGGCAGGTCTTTGCCCTCAATCTTTGTGGGCGGCTTGGCCTTTGGGGTCACCTTCACAGGCTCAGCCTTCTCTTCCTGCTTCTCTGCATCCACTGCATCGGACTCAACAATCTCCATAGCCATGAGCCACAGGTAACGGCGCAAGTAAGTATGGGTGCTGCCCAACTGCTGTATCGGCTGACCTTTTGCCGCCTCAGCGTAGACGATAGGCGTGGAAAATTGAACACTTGTTCCATCTTCTGCGTCATAGACTGTCAGGGTTGCTGTATCTCCGAACGTCACCACGCCGCACAATCCAGCTTCGTCAAACAGTTTGTGGATTGCAGGTATGAAGTCGCCCAACTCGTAATAGAACCAACCGCCATATGCGTTGTGTCCTGTTTTCTTAAGCTTTGCTTTTGAAAGTTCGTTCCTTGCCCATTGAAGTTTTCTATAGACTGTCATGTTTTTCCTTAGAGTTTTGAGATTGCGCGATCAAGATACCACTTGGCTTTTTCCAAGTCTTCTTTGTGCTTGCCTTTGAACTGTGCGCGGCTGATGTACTTCACAGCGTTGCCCAAGTTGTAGTCCAAGTCTTTGGCTTCGATGAAGTCAATAGTCTCGATACCGCCCACCTTGTAATGGGGTGGCTGGTTGACGTTATCAACAGTTTCTGCTGGAGCGTCAACTAACACTGCACCCGAAGCAACCAAGTCATCGCGCACCCATTTGTAAACAAAATGGTCATCCGCTGCTTTGCGTGTTAGTGTCAAACCGCCAATGCTTTCACCCAACTTGGGAAGCATATCGAGTGGGTTTTTGGTTTGTTTTGGCTTAGCTTTTTTGAGTATCTGAGCCTTCTTCTTTGCATAGTCCACTGCTGATACGCCCAGCCTCTTGGCCATAGCCACTTCTGTTGCTGTCACCACAATCTTCTTCGGCTCCATTGCTTTCTTAACCATGTACGCAATTTGGTAAGAAGTCTTGAACTTCTTAGCCACGGCTGTGGTGGTAGCGTCTGGGTGTGCGGTGAAGTATTCGCGCATCTTTGCTGCTCGGCTGTCGCGAGTTTTCTTTGCTGTTGCCATTTTCATTGTTCCTTTGATTCAAGATATTGTTTGTATTGATTGCAGAAGCTATTGACCTGACAGTAGGACTCGCATCGTGTGCGTGTGCCGGGGCGGTGTTCAATGAAATAGCCTTTGGGTGGTAACGCTATTTCTGCCTCTGCTCTGCTGTCGTGCAATGACTTTGCTCTTACGCCGCCTTCCTTCTTGACGGCAAACTTCTCTGGCTTCTCCCACATTTCTTCAGGAGTGCAGTCAGACATTTCGCTGTCTGTCTCGCTGTCGAAGTAGGCTTCGCTGTGTTCGCTGATACGCTTGCTGACGTATGCTTCACGCTCTTCCATCGGCCACAGTGGGATGTCGATTGTTGCAATGGGAGATGATGGGTAGCCTTCTTTCGCTACATCCCTTGCTGTCCAATCGCGCACGATGGCGATGATTTGCAGCTTCTTCACTGGCTGCTTCTTAACTCGCTCGACCAGCCATGCGTAAACATTTAACTGGTTGTGCCAGTCTTGTTTCTCATTCATCACCGACCATGCGCCTGTTACCTTGTAGTCAGAGATGATGATTCCATCCTCTTCAACTTCCTGCAGGTCAATAGCGCCGCTGAGCTTCCATCCTTCGTACTCGGTAAAGATGCGCTCTTCAACGATGTGATGCGCGTCCTTGCCATGCTCTAGGATGTTGTGAACGGCAGAGCCGAACAGCGCCCAGACCATCTCACTGGCATCAGTCTCAATCTCATCCCAATGCTTACGCTTGAGTTGAACAATCCGAGGACTGTTGAGCAGTTCCGTTACCGAGATGTTGGCCTTCCCCTTGGTGTAGGTCGGCCTGTGTATCACATTGACAAAAATCTGTGGCAAGTTGTATTTGTTTGTTAGTTTCATGTTTAGTTCCAAAAGTTCCGTACTTGTCTAGGTTTCTCCGCAGTTCCTCCTCCTCAAATTGCTTGTTCGACAGGTATTCGTTGTACTGACAGTCAATCAAATCACTCTCATCCATATTGACTCCTAACTGCTGTAAGGGAAGCCAATGTACCAGATGAATTGTGAGGTGTCAAGCACTGTGATATAACTGGTACATTATTGAAACTCTGGAAACGTTACCAGTATGCGTAGAGCAAATCGTGTGGATGCAAATCAGGATCAGATCGTTGAGACTTTGAGGGCTTGCGGGGCGTATGTACGGGTGGTAACGATGGGCGATGGGGTTCCTGATTTGTTGGTTGGGTATAGGGGGTATACCTTGCTGCTGGAGGTGAAGGATGGGAGAAAGCCTCCTTCGGCGCGGGAGTTAACGCCAGCGGAGCAGAAGTTCTTTGACGAGTGGACTGGTGGGGTGTTGGCTGTGGTCAACAGCGTAGAGGAAGCTCTGGAGATTTTGAAAAAATGTGTATGATCTGGGCGTGGTTGCAGTTGCCACATTTTCATGAAGTTTCCTTTTTGCGGGGTCGTAACTGACCCTGCTTTTTTCGTCAAGACGCATGGGGATTGACTCTAGGGACTACTGGGGTAGCGCAACAGTCTCCAGCCGTGTTGGTGGAAGTTCGTATCGTCATGGGACGCTGTGACTATGCTGGGGGAACGCAACCCTTGGCTGAGATAAGACTCTGCGTGTGCTTACCTTAGCGGGGCAAGGCAAATTGGAGCCACTGACAATCTATCGCAGGGTAGCTCAGTAGTAGAGCGTCCGGTTCATACCCGGAAGGGCGGAGGTGCAAAGCCTTCCCCTGCAACCATCATGTACAAAAAACGGCAATAAGTAGACATGAGCCTTGACTCATGTACAAAAAAGCCAAATATGTGTACATGACACCAGTTGACACCACTTGAAATTTGTGTAGAATCCGATCCAGCTAGGACGTGGAACTCCAATGCAATTGAGCCGTTAAGTCAAACTCCGACCCCGCATGGGGTGCTGTCTCTCCAAAAGAGAGGTAGGTTCCACCGGGGTTTGACTTAACGGTTTTTTTATTTGTGTTTCCACTCCCAGCCGTCAGAGCGCGTTAGCTGATGGCCTGTATGGGCTGAACTCAAAAAACACACGATCCACGCAGCGTTAAGGTGGTAGAAAATAAAGTGCTGGCTCTCGGTGGCCCGATCCAGCGACCTGACAAAACTCGGTACGTTCTTTGTGTTGAATACCCACGAAAAGCCGTAAACACAAAGGTCAGTCAGCCGGAAATGACTGAGGGACACACAGGTAAGGGAATCCTGTGGCCGGTAAAGCTGTGAAGCCGAACTGGAAGCGTAGCTGGAGATCTGAAGCGCATTGCTTGGCGCTATGACACACACCCCTGATGCAGGGGGAACGTCAGGGATCAAAAGCCACGAAGTTCTAAGTTGGAATATAGCTGGTAGGTGAATGCCCTAACTAACTGGTGTGTGAAAGATAGTGTATAGTTGTGCAACATTGTTTACAGGAGGCTGATATGTTGGATGTGATGGCGTTGATTGCGGTGCTGTTCATCGGCCTTGGGCTTGGTGGTGTAGCCATAGCGGTGTTTTTGTACGCACTTGACTGGATGCAGAACGGAGGTAAGGAATGATCTTAGACCCAGAAGACGAAGCGTTCAACGAGATTGAACAACAAGCCAAGCAACGCAAGGAAGCTGTGAAGGCAACAGTGTCTCTGAACCCATACCGCAGCCAAGTCATTGAAGAGGTGGCTCAAGCCATTCTCAAGATGGAGGGGTTTGGTCAGGATACCTTGAACAGCTTTGCTATTTATATCAGGAGTTTGAAATGAGTTCAGTACACGCAGTAACAGAAGAGTTTATTTTCAAGGCGCGAGTGGCATCTTTTTCAGGGTTGAATACTGCTGGCACAAATGATTTGGTGCAAGAGTTTGGCAAGTGGCTAAGAGACAAAGGTAAGGAACATGACTTCCTTGTGTGGCGTGTGGAACTGATTCGGGAGGAGCAGAAATGAGCATTACTCCATTTAGCAAATACGATTTGGCCTTGCATGGCGTACCGCTGTGCGCTGTCTGCAACAAGCCTGTTGAGCGCATGGAGTCCATGTATGACATTGCATGGGCGAGAAAGCGGTTCCGTGTGTTTTGCCACGGCCAAATGGAAGAGTCATTCCTGAATGATGAAACCATAGAAGACAGCGACAGTATCCGCATGGGTCAAGCATTCGTAGACACACTGGCACAACCACAACTGGAGAACAAATGAACAACCCACCAGCATTTCCATTGCACAACCACGGGGTACAGACTCTTGGCCTCCATGTCACAGGCATGACATTGCGGGACTACTTTGCGGCAAAGGCCATGACTGGTTTGCTTGCAAGAACAAGCACTAGCAATGGGGACGCGATCGTAAAAGATTCCTACGCATTGGCAGACGCAATGCTTGCCGCAAGGGAGGAAGAATGATTCTGTCCCAAGGAAAACTGGCGGATGGCTTGGTAGACGAGTTACTTGAAGCCATCCACAAGTATGACGAGACGCTGTACATGGCGACAGTGATTGGCGTGTTGGAGTTGGTCAAGCAACAACTGATTCAAGAAAGCATTGACAGGGAGGATGACGAATGACGCAAGATGAAATCATTGAGATGGCGCAAGAATGCAACTTGATAGGGATGCGCCCACACCTTGATGGCATTTATTCTGAAGCACTTGTAGCCTTTGCCAACCTTGTAGCCG